CACTCGGTAGCAACAATTGCACGCTTAAACAATGAAGCTAAAACACATCGTGAAGCCAAAGAAGCAGCTGAAAAAGCATTAAAAGCTTTTGAAGGAATCGAAGACCCTGCGGCAGCTAAAAAGGCATTACAAACAATCCAAAATCTCGACGATAAAAAGCTGGTGGATGCTGGTGAAGTTGAGAAAGTGAAAGCTGAAGCTATCAAGGCAGTTGAAGAAAAATATGCTCCGATTGTTGAGCAACGTGACGCACTAGAAGCCTCTTTACACAAAGAACTAATCGGCGGTGGTTTTGCTCGTTCTAAGTACATTCAAGACAACATTGCAGTACCTGTGGACATGGTTCAGGCAACCTTTGGCCATCACTTCAAAATCGAAGAAGGCAAGGTGGTTGCATACGATCCGAACGGCGAAAAGATTTATTCACGTGTCCGCCCGGGTGAACTTGCAAATGTTGATGAAGCTTTAGAGTCCTTGGTTGGTGGATACCAGCATAAAGACTTAATTCTTAAAGGTGGTAAAGGAACTGGTGGCGGTTTCCAAAGCGGGGGCAAAGGTGGAGCGCCTGCAGGAATGAAACGCAGTGAAATGTCTGTTTCTCAGAAAGCTGACTACATCAAAGAACATGGCAATGATGCCTTCCTAAAACTGCCGAACTAATCATTAAAAATTTGGAGATAAGTAGTTATGACTACAACAGTTAATTCAGACATGATCATCTACAATCAATTGGCTCAAACTGCTTATTTAGAGCGTTTGCAAGATAATTTGAATGTATTTAACCAAGCCTCTAATGGTGCAATTGTTTATCGCAATGAGATCATTGAAGGTGATTTCAATAAAGAAGCATTCTACAAAGTGGGCGGTAGCATCAAACATCGTGATGTGAATTCAACCGCCAAAGTAGTTCCAGAGAAAATTGGTTCTGGTGAATCTGTAGGTGTAAAAGTGCCATATAAATATGGTCCTTATGCTTCTACTGAAGAGGCATTCAAACGCCGTGCACGTACACCTGAAGAGTTTGCCATGATTCTTGGTTATGATTTAGCAGATGCATTGGTTGCTGGTCGTTTACAGTACAGTTTAGCCTCCTTAAAAGCAGCTATTTCTAGCAACCCGGATATGGTTGCCAAAGGCAGTATTGCTGTAGATGGGCGTAAAGCATTAACACGTGGTATGCGTAAGTTTGGCGATAAGTTTGGACGTATTAGTTTATGGGTAATGAACTCAGATACTTATTTCGATATTGTCGATGATGCAATCACTAATCAAATTTATGGCGAATCTGAAATCGTTATCTATGGTGGTTTACCGGGTACCTTAGGTAAGCCGGTATTGGTTACAGATGCCGTAGGTGATGATGATGCATTTGGTTTGCAAATGGGTGCAGTTACTGTTACAGAATCACAAGTACCAGGCTTCCGCGCGTATGACATCAATGATGAAGAAAACTTGGCAATCGGTATGCGTGCTGAGGGTACATTTAACCTAGATATTCTTGGTTATAGCTGGGATACATCAAAAGGTGAAAACCCTGACCTTACTTTACTTGGTTCAAGTGCCAACTGGAAAAAACATGCTACTAGCAACAAAATGACAGCAGGCACATTGCTTGATCTATCTGGCACAACAACAACTGGTTAACTCATAAACATCTCACTATAAGAGGGCTATTAAGCCATCTTTTTACATTTAAGAGAAATGCATCATGAAGCTAATTTATACACGTATTGCTGCTGCAGCTGCGTTAGAGGTTGGAACTATTGCCAATCCTGATTATTACGAACATCCGAATCGAAGTGCTGAAGAAGTAATTATTTACGGTGATTACCCGAAAATCCAAAATGATTACCAAGCTCTGGATATTCCTGTTGAAGTTCGCAAATTGGAAGAGCCTGCAAAAACGACTTTGGCCACTGTAAATGTAGCGGTTGGAATTACTCCAGAGCTGCAAGAAGTTATTGATAAAACTAAAGCTGAGTGTGAAAAGGTTGTTGAGGAAAACGGACAACTTAAACAGAAAATCGAAATCTTGGAACAAGCTAGTGGTGATAGTTCGGAGTTAATTTCTGAAAACTCACGTTTAAAAGATGCTGTACTCCAAGCTGACAATGCTACTAAAGCGGCTGAAGAAAAGGTAGTAAGCATTCAAGCAGAGTTTGATGCTTTTAAAAACGATATTCCCGCAATGCAAGCACGTATTGTTGAATTGGAAGCTGGAAAATCGGCAGAAAACCCAGCTACAGAAACGGCAGCTAATGATTTTGAAAACTGGTCAAATGATCAATTAAAAGAGTATTTGGCTAGTAAAAATATTGGTTACAAGCCGTCAGCAACAAAAGCAGAACTTCTTAAATTAATCCCTAAGGAATAATGCAATGAGCTTTATTACTGTAGATGACGCAAATTCAATTTTGGGCAGCGATTTTGCACCAGACAGTGATAAAGCTCGTCTGGTTCAACTGGCAAATGTCTGGATGAAAAACAGAATAGGTTTTGTACCAGATCCTATTGACCCACTTCTTAAGGATGCAGCTTGTGAAATTATCAAAGGAATTCTGGCCAAGGTAATTTATAACGGCAAAGATCAGCAGCTGAAGCGCAAGAAAGTTAAAGCTGATTCTGTTGAGTCAGAAAAAGAATATCAAGACGGATCTGAAGCAATTTCTAGCTTTGAACAGATAGCAATTGATTTTATTGACTCACTTGATTTGAAAGATCCAAATGCAAGTTTTAATGGCTTTGGCATACCTCTTTACAGGGCATGATATGGGCTTACGTGACGAAATTCAGGCAGACATTGCTGAAGCATTTAATGATGATTTAGCAGATGCCGTTCATACCTTTACATGTGAGCGGATCTCAAAAACTAATTGGGATCCTAAAACTGAAACTTCTATTGAGGTTAAAGAAAACTATTCTGGTCGTGGTGTTCTGTTTGGCTCTTACAGTCAATATGAGATCCAAACACTTGGAGTATTGGCAACGGATAAGAAGGCGACCGTGCTTCAAAATGAAGTAACTATGACTCCAAAAATTGATGATGAGTGGGAAACTGTCCTAGGTTCATTTAGAGTTATTAATATTCAGCAAGATCCTGCCAGTACAATCTGGAAATGTCAGCTTCGAAAAGTGTAGGGGCTAAAATGGTTAATCCTGATTATGTTCCTGAATGGTATATCTCGCCTTTTCAACATGTGCAGTACACGCTTGCTCGAAATCAACTGCATATGGATTTGCTATTTGAGGACATGAATAAGGTCGATCAATTCTTGTCTATTGAAGGGGCTGCAGCTCAGGTTGATTTCTATTCCGAAGGTGCATATGCAGTTGTTCAGCTTGGTGATACTTCAGAAAGAAATCAGATTGAAGTGTATGGATTGCTTTTACATGAAGCTGTTCATGTCTGGCAAAAGATTAAAAAGCTCATGGGTGAACGAGAACCGAGCTCTGAGTTTGAAGCTTATTCAATTCAGGCGATCGCTCAGGATCTCTTTAAGATGTATGAGGAAAGCGAGGTTAAAAGTCATGGGGTGGAAGGGGAAAAAGCCGACTAGTTTTAGTCTTGATGTGTCTAAAGCAGCAGAAGCACATGTAAAGAATATTGTCATGGATACCGTGCAATCCTTAGTTAATTTAAGTCCTGTTGATACTGGAGCATACCGTGCTTCACATATTGTTTCGATTGGATCTGCTGATTTCGGCGTGCGTGAACCTGAAACAAACCCAATTCAAGATGCAGCAATTCAAGCTGTAAAGATTAAATTGGGCAATTTGGTTTATATCCAGAACAATAAAGCTTATGCACCCCGCTTAGAAAACGGCTGGTCTGATCAAGCACCACAAGGTATTTATGGCCTCACGTTTAACTTTATTTCTCAAAAGTACGGTGGTTAAGATGGCAATGACTTTAGAGCAAACAAGGCAAGCTATTATTGATCGTATGCAAAGCTTTACTGGTATTGCGCAGGACAGAATACAGTATCCAAATGCTCCAGGCTTTAATGTACCTAAAGATGGTGTTTGGTGCCGCTTAACGATTGCAGGTGGTCCCAGTTTTAATTCTGGCATTGCAGATAAGCCATGTACTCGCCGTACCGGTAATATCATGATTCAATGCTTTGCACGTCCCAATTCAGGAATAATTGAAATCACAAAATTGAGTGATGCATTACTTGCTCATTTTGAATATTTCACAATCGAACACTTAGAATGTTTGAATGGCCAATCTATTTATGCGGGTAAAGATGCTGATTTCATTCAGTATAATGTGAGCATTGGGTACAAGGTGAATTGATATGTCATGTATGCTGACTTTAGAAGAAATCGAAATTAAACGGCAAGAACTGGAACGGCATCTTGAAGATGTTATGTCTGTTGAGTTGAGCAAATGGCAATCTGAAAACAAGCTATGTGTTTCTGATGTGAATATACGCTTGGCTAATGTTGTTAGTCTCGGAGGGCCTAAACATAACGTTGTTACTGGAGTAAGTGTCGATTTAGATAATGAGCTTTGAGTTCAAGAAAAAGCTACTGCAAGGCGATTATTTTTAATGACCTCAGCATATTATCATTTGTGATTACATTCTGTTACAGTAATGGAAATTTATAACAAATGGTAAAACATGAAAAAATCAACTTTAGGCTGGGGTGCCGCAGGATTAGTAGCTTTAGGGATTTTTGGTTCAGGCAATGATAACTCTCCAAAACAAACTTCAGACTCAGAAAATGCGCAGAGTGCAGTAGAGGAAGTTATCGAATCAAAATATATCAACACTAATTCTTTAAATATTAGAGATAAACCAAACGGTCAAGTAGTAGGAAAGTTAGGACGTGGGGAAAAAGTTGATATTTATGAGATGAAAGGAAACTGGGCACGTATTTCCTTAAATTCCTCATCACCTCAGTGGTTATCAACAAAGCTATTATGTGAAACGGATGGCTGTTTTAAACAAAAGTCTCGATCAACCACGTCAAATAATTATCAGGCCTTAAAATCTCATCCTCATCATTCTGAAAGAAAACAGAAAAAAACCTACTACGATAGTGATTGTTCATGTGCTGTGGTGGATTATTGCGTGGGTCCTAGAGGTGGGCACTACTGTATTACGAGTGGAGGAAACAAGAGATATAAACCTAGATATTAATTAATTTGAATTATGAGACCTCCATTTTGAGAGGTACTTTATGTCTTAATCACTACCACCTCATCGGTGGTTTTTTTATGTCTATAGGAATCACTTATGAGCAATTTTGTATTTAAGCGTGGTGACACTTTCAACTTAAATCTTCAGCTAGTTGATATGGATGAAGCCCTGCAATATCCACCAGATGATGTGCGCCGTGCAATTGATCTTACAGGTTATACCTTCACTTCACAGGTTAAAGCTCTGGCTGATGGTGCTACTGTGGCCACATTAACTTGTACTGCATTAAGCCAAAGCACACAGAAAGGGTGGCTGAACATTAAATCTAGTGCAAGCACTGCAACTTGGCCTTTAGGGCTGTGTCAGATGGATATTAAAGCTGTAGTTAGTGGCACTACACAGCACACTGAAACTTTGACTTTCCAAGTGATTGACGGAGTAACAGCATAATGGCAAATCTTGTTTTTAAATTTAGTTGGGATCATCGGCCATTCCCATATAACGCCTCACAGGGCAAGCGGCAGTTTATGTTGCCATTTGCGTCAGGTATTCCCAATCTGGCACCCAACTTTTCTCAAGTAGTTGGTACTGCAGCTATCTCTCAAGGTGGAACGGGGGCAACTACAGCGGCTGGGGCACGAGCTAACCTAGGCGCAGCTGCAAGTGGGGGAAATAGTGATATTAGTGAGCTTAAGGGACTTACAACCCCTTTATCAATTTCTCAGGGAGGATTAGGAGCTGATAATGCACAGACAGCTAGAATGAATTTGGGGTTAGGAACTGCTGCTGTACTAGCGTCAACAACAAGTCAATATGATCCTACGCCGGGACGAGCACTAAGAGTCGGTGATTGGGGGATAGGGGCTGAAGGTTCTCGTGTATCTGATATGGTTGCTCCTCTTAATAATGGTTTTTTTCGAACAGATGACACTTTAACAAATGATACTGGTAATAGTATTGGTCCTTATGGTCTCTTTTTACACTGTACCCGACGCTCAATGGGTTTATATACAAATGGAAGTCATTCATTTCAGCTTGGGAAAGCTGCCTCACATTCTGCCCTGAAGTATCGATTTAATAATAGTGGTACTTGGTCTAATTGGTTTAATTTATTGACTGCACAAAATACTACAACTGATGGAAATGGTTTTATTAAAGCCGCTTCACCAGTCGTTAAGCTTTTCCAAAGTCATATTGAGCTAAATAACGATGCTGCCAAGCAACCGATCACTTTTGACAAATTAGGCACTGGTGACTATCTGATTAAGGGCTCTTTAGGCTTTGCACAGGAAGGTTGGTATATCGAAGTACCTAAGGATGCCAACGGTAATACGGTAGTAGCAGTTGAATATTCAACCTTAGAAAATGGTGATCTTTCTATTAAAACTTATAAACGTAAGTTTGATGTGGAAAAGGCAGCCATTGTAGCTGATCTCGAAAATCCACTTGATATTCCAGAAGGCCGCTGGATTGATATCCGTCTGCATGAAGAACCTGAACCAGAGCCTGAAGAGCCGTTGAGTGAAACACCAGTGGATTTCCAGCCGACTAACTTATCTCAGGCAGTTGCTGCAGCCATGAATGGCGTGGAACCGCCAGAAATCTCAGAAACAGACGAAACACTTTAATAACCCGCTTAAACAGCGGGTTTTTTATTGCCTAAATTTTGGAGAACCATAAATGAGTTCAGGCGCAAAAATTCGATTATATGCTTGTGAGGAAGCAGTTTTAGGAACAACTCCTGCAAATCCAGTCTGGTACACCGTTCGCCGTGTTACTGATAGTTTGACTGAAAATGTTACTACTGAAGATAGCAGTGAAGTAGTTGATTCACGTTTTCGCCAAGGCGCTGTTGTAACGGAAGCCGAAGTAACTGGTCAACTAGAGTTTGAATTATCACTAGGTACCTTTGACTTATTCTTAAATGTTCTCGCTTTCAATAACTGGGCTGCAAATGCTTTAAGTTTTGGTGGTGGAGTACGTAAGTCTCTTACCTTGGTAAAAGTCTTTGAAGATATTGGTCAAGTCTTTATTTATCGTGGTATTCAAGTGAATACAGGTGAAATGACGATCCAGACCACAGGCAAAATCACTGGTAACTTTGGTTTAGTAGGTAGCTCATTTACGCGACAGCAGGTTAATCCTGTTACAAATCCTATTCCAGCATCGACTCGCCCTCTGGTGAGTATGCCAAATGTTGAAAAGCTACTTATTAATGGTCAATCAATTCAGGGTAAAGCTTGTCTGCAGACACTTACCATCAACTTTAGTAATAATCTGGAAGCGATCCGTTGTATCGGTTCTGGTAAGTACACGCCTGAGTTTTACTTAGAGAAAATGATGGATATTGGCGTAAATGCTAATTTCATGTTTTCAGCAACATCTGCTTCTTGGATTGATGCTATTAAAACCCGTGATGTATTTACATTGACCTTCGATATTACAGATACCAAAGGCAGTAAGTACTCGTTTAACTTCCCGCAACTTGAAGTTAAGGAAGCAAATCACCCTGATGGTGGTGGCGATGACATTATTACAATAGATATCAATTTTGCCCAAGTGCGTACCAGTCCAACGATTGTACGTGCTCTTGTGTAATCAACTTATTCAGTAACAAAGCCTATGGAAACCCATGGGCTTTTTTATTTCTAAAAATTAGAGGTTGTTATGGCTTTAAAAGTCGGAATTATTAAAAGCTCAGACGTATCAAAATGGTGTGAATACAAGGGTGCTGATGGCGATGTACAGGCTGAGTTCAAAGTCCGTGGTATCGCTTATAAGCCTTTTCAGGTAGCTATTGAACGGGCAGGAAACCAGATCTCGTCTAAAGGCTATGATGTGATGGTCAAAGATGAAGATGCCAAGCTTTACCACGAGCTTTTAATGGATGCATGCGCGGCCCACTTAATCGAAGACTGGAAAGGTGTGGTATTTGCCGAAATCGTAGACGGTAAAACTGTTGAGTCCGAAAAGCCATATACACCTGAGAATGCCTCAAAGCTTCTTAATCTTGGTGATATTGGTATTTCAATCTGGCTATTCATTAAAGAACAGGCCCAGAAGATTCAGGAAGACGCAGACAAGGACAAGGCTTTAATTCTGGGAAAGTCATGGAGCTCTACAAATACCAAAAAACGTATGCGTCGAAAACGCCGCACGAAATCGAGCAAATCAAGTTCTTAGGCGGCCGTATTCCGGATCCGCCAGAATATTCGTATGCGGCTGATTCAATTCTTTCGGCATTTAGCACTATATGTCGATCCAGACGTTATGAGCAAAGCATACCGTTATCTTTAGATCAGCAGGCTATCAATGTCTATGCTGAGCATAATGATTTGCCAGTGGCTGCTCATATTTTTAATGACTGTATTTTTGCGTTGGATAATTTGTTTTTGGAGGAGTGCCATAAGAAGATATCAACCAAAAGCAAAGGTAAGTGACCAAATTAGGTATTGCCAGGGACTGAAAAGCCTAATTTGGTCAAAACGTCAAACAATTAAGCAGTTGCTCTTAAACGCGACTCAAAATAACGCAGTCGATGTTACAAAATACTTGATCTGGATTGACAGAAAATTACCTTTAAGGTGTTGCGCGTGATTATCAAATGATGAATAATCACCTTACCGTCAATATTTGACGGTTCAGCATTCTTTTACTCTTTCCAAGAACCTTGGTGTTTGCTTGTATGTGTTTAACATTAACTGAAGCTAAACAAAAACTTAGAGCATTTGCTAGAGATACTAGCAAAATCAAGTTAACTGCACATGCAAAAGAAAGAATGAAAGAACGCTGTATCTCTATGAAGCAAATTATTTGCTGTTTTGAGCATGGAGATATTACTGAGGGGCCGTACCCAAATACTCGTGGTGATTGCCAGTTAAATGTTTCTGTTCGCACTGCAGGCGAATACATAACAACAGCTGTTGCAATCAAGCAGAGCGAGAACGGTGAATTCTCAGTAGTAGTCACTACATTTAGAGAGTAGGCTAAATTATGTATCACTATGAAGAATGCGGTCTGAGCAATATTTGGCTGCGCAATGGATTTACAATTGAAAATGATGAAGACTATGGTGAACTCGTATCTATTGAATCTGTTCATGAGCTTCATAATGCCATTGGGTTGTTCTTAATTACGCAAAAGCCTGACTTGAATGGTGAGGAAATTCGTTTTTTACGTAAAGAACTAAACTTGTCACAGAAGAATCTTGCTGGGCTTTTAGGAGTCAGTGAGACTAGTATTAGACATTGGGAAGCTGATCGCGGTTTAATTGGTAAACCTACTGAGCTATTACTTCGTGCATTATATAAAGAGCATGTTCAAGGTGATGGCAAACTAAGAAGTATGATTGAGTCATTAAATCATCAGGAACGAACTTTAGTACCAAGTGAAATTAGTTTTTCATATGGAAATAACCATTCATGGCATCAAACCAATTGTGAAATAGCTTAGTTAGTTTTATTTGATAGAAACCACCTTCGGGTGGTTTTGCTTTATGTGACATTTAGTAACCAGTTTGTTAAAGTTAGTACACTTTATAACAAACGGTAAAAAACCATGAAACAAGTCATTTTAAGTCTTTTATTAGTTTTAAGCTCATTAAGTGTTGCGGAAGCAGGTAGAGGCAGACAACCGTGCTCTGGTAAGAAAGGTGGGGTAAGTCATTGCAATGGTAGTAAGTTTGTTTGTAATGATGGTTCCATCAGTGCTTCTAAAAAGATCTGCTCTAGATAGGTGATGTGATGGGATTGAATTTTAGAAAAAGTATAAAAATTGCTCCTGGAATCCGTGTCAATGTTAGTAAAAAAGGGCTATCAAGTGTTTCTGTGGGGGGGGAAAGGTGCACGTGTAAATGTAAGTAAGAAGGGTACTCGCACAACAGTAGGTATTCCAGGTACTGGCTTATCTTATTCTAAGTTCTCTAGTTATACTAAGAAAACAACACCTAGAAGAGAACCTGATTTTAATAATCCAGATAATGTATGGGGTTACCCTAAATCTGAATGGATAATCTGTGGAGTTATTCTATTTATAGCTTTAATAATTTTTATTTGGATTATTAGCTGATTTTTAAATTTTGATATTTGATAGGTTTATATATGAAAAAGATTGTTTTATTAAGTTTGGTTTTTGGGATGGCCGGTTGTGCGACAACAGCTAATTTTTTTGATATTCATCCAACACCTGTTAGTAATTCAGGTTATTGGACTGGTCAATTTGATCGGTTGGTTGGGACTTTAATACTAGAAAGTGATGGGACGGGTGTAATTTGCCAAGACCACCTAGGTACAGCTAGGGTAATGTCTGTAAAATTATTAAATGATAGACTCTATTCTCAGGATGGGACTTACTGGAAAATAAGTAATTTCACTCCAACATCTCTTGAGCTTAATTATGCGCTTGGAGGAGGATATAAAATGATAAGGGACAATGGGCTTAAATTCGCTTCACCAGCATGCAAAGATAAGCTAAACACAAAGTAATAGTTGTTCGAGAGAATTAACTTGACTAAACAGAATATTAAATGTGATTGGCTGAATAGATATGATATTGGATGACTATCTGGGGCATGCCGCTAATAGCAAGAAACTCGCACAGATTGCTATTAAAGAAAGGCGTTTTGACGATGCATGGAAACATTTAAACCATCAAAAAGATTACTATTTAAAGCATGCTAGTAGGATGGGTTTTTCTAAAACAGAAACACTGGTTATAGACTCCTCACCACATGAAGATATGGCAAATGTCTTAAGACTAGAGGGCAAGCATAAGAATGCTTTAAGCAGTATATCTTACACTTATAAGGCGGCTTATACAGCTAATCGACCAATTATTACATTAGAGAAAAAATTAGAGGCTTATTACAATCGAGCCTATAAAAAACAGCCGTTTAAAAAATTTTTATCGTTACTTAAGGCTCTACCCAACAGTGACTATATTTCTGTTCGAGATTTAGTTGAAATTTACTTCCCTTTATCTCCCAATGATGATGAGGTGGCTCCAAAAGAGAGGAATTTGAGTGAACAGGAAATTAAAAAGGTAAATGATAACTTTTTGAAGCAAAGATCTACCGCTCGCAGTAAAGAGCATATAGGTATTCCACCACCACTGAGCAATAAGCCGGTTAAGGCAGTCAAACCAAGCTACCCTGAACCCAAATACCCAACGAAAGTTATTGAACCGCAAAATGATAATAATTTGATTCTTGGCTATCCAGCATCTGAATGGATAATAGGATTAATGGTGGGTGTAGCATTGTTGATCGGGTTGATTTGGTTGCTATCGTAATTAAAAAAGCACCCTAGGGTGCTTTTTTTTCATCATCATCTTGATCTAGGCTTTGTCCTAAAGCATCAAAAACAGCTTTAGCAGCTATTTGGGCTAGGCGTTTACGCTCCTCAGCATCTCCAATAACCAGATGTGAGGTATCTTTATCAAAAGAAAGGAATGGTTTTGATGCTGACTCAGACCGAAAACTGTGTTCTAAACGAGCAATAATCTCTTGATTCATCGAACGAGTATTTTTCTTAGCTTCGTCAGCGATTTTGTCTCTCAGTTCTTCTGACCAGCGTAGATTGTACTGGACTGTGAGATGACCACCATTTTTACTCATGGAAATAAACCATATACCGCAAATTTAACATAGATATTAATTCTATTATTCGGGTATTGACAATACTACCCGATTAATTCTATATTTAATCATACCCGATTGATAGGAGTATAAAATGGGAGTGTTATCGAAACCACAACGCAAGATGCAGTTTAACTTGCGAATTGAACACGAGCTTCATGAATGGTTAAAGAAAGTAGCAGAGGAAAATGAAAGACCGGTTAATTATGTAATTAATCAAGCGATTAAGAATATGCGTAAAGAAATTGAAGGTGCGAAAGCATGAAATCAATAGACAACAAAAAAGCCCGTGATCTTGGCGGACAGGGCTTGATTGAAGTCGCAATCTACAGGAAAGACAACATGTCTAATTTAACACAAAACTTTTTAAATCCAAATAATAAGCCATTAGTTATTGGTGATTTTACCATTCGCCAAGATGAAGAAGGCCGTTTTATGTTGGGTGACCTTCATAAAGCAAGTGGTGGTGAAAAGAAACACCAGCCATCTAACTTTTTAAGAACTGAGCAAATTAAAGAGTTAATAAATGAAATTGACCACTCTGCAAATTTGCAGAGTTCAGATAATGACCACTCCTCAAATATGAGGAGTGCTGTAAAAGTAGTCAATGGTGGTGACAACAGAGGAACATATGTAGTTAAGGAAATTGTTTACGCATATGCAATGTGGATTAGTCCCAAATTCCACTTGATGGTTATCCGAGCTTACGATTCACTTGTGATGGAGTGGTTGCTTAATGGAAAACAAACTATCTCACCAGAACAAGCTGGCATTCTTTATAACATTGTTCATACAAGAGCAAAAGGTAATAAAAATTTGATTGTGCAAATGTGGAGTCGTTTAAAAAACCACTTTAAATACTCAGCAAGTTACCGAGAATTACGAGCTATTCACTTTGAGGATGCTAAGCATTATTTAGAAGTTATGGATTTAAGGGCAAAGCCAGAGGAAAAGAAACCTCAAGATCCTTTATTTGATAAAGACGCCTATGAGCTGGTTCGCAAACTTACTGAAGCAGTCATCATAGAAAATGATGAAATCGTTCCAGTTCTGCTGGCTGTAAAAATGCTTGATGTGAAGAAGTTCGCGTATTACTCACACTTAGTAGTGAAAGCGAATGAAGCAGCACGAGATATTGCTAGATTGTTGGATTTCAGGAACCTACAAAATGAGCCGTTGATCGATGCAGACTGTTCGGTGATAGCCATGTCTAATGGACAAAGATTTCTAGCACGACCGAACTGGTTTAACTGCCCAGCTTAGTAATTATTTTTAAACAGAACCCACTCATTTGAGTGGGTTTTTTAATACCCAAAACAAAACCCCAGTAGCGCTAACTACTGGGGTTTTTCATTCCACCCACCGACGAAAGTAAGAGGAAAGTAAATCTATATGGAGCATTTTAAACCAATAGTGGAGCTTATGAAAGTGTCTATTGAAAAGTATGGCTTATGGCAGACAATTATTGCCTTTTTAATTTTGTTTTCCATACCAATTCTAATCTGGAAATTACCTGAAATCATTGCAGCGATTAAAGCCTAAAACCGACCTATCAATGGTCGGTTTTTTATTACCGAAATTTTGGAAGCAAATATGACGGATAAATCCAAATGGTTTGTTTTTAAGAAAAATGATCAAGTTTTTGGATGTTTCAGGATTAAGCCTTTTTCTGATCCTGAATTTGGTGAGGCCTATAAAATGCTTTGTACCAAAAAAAGTATTTTTAGAATGAGTGCCATGCTATCAGCCCAAGAGTTTGCCAAAATTATCGCAACTCATCTTATACAGGATTGGGAAAATATTGAACTTTCAAAAACAGGAATAGCTGGTGAAAAAGAAACGCGTTATTCGCCAAAATCAGCTTATCAATTATTAATGTATGGAGATCTAGGGGCTGAGATAACTTCATGGATCTTGGAAAAGTCAAAAAGTATTGCCTAGTTAAGTCTCGATTTATTGCCGCCGTTTATGGCGGTTTTTTATTACCTAGAGGAAAGTCAAATGGCTCAAGAAGCTCGCTTAGTAATTGTTATTGATTCGGAACGTGCGAAACGCACTGCACAAGACTTATCAGTTGAATTGGATAGCATCACCAAAAAAGGGGATTTCGCCTCGAAATCTATGGACCGGATGTCTGTAGCAACTCGTGCACTAGCAGGGTATATGGCTGGTTTATTAACAGTAGGTTCAGCCATTTCAAAGATGGATACATATACTGGACTACAAAACCGCCTTAAGTTGGTCACTAATAATCAAGTTGAACTAAATAAAGCTACGGAAGACACTTTCCGAATTGCTCAAAAAACCTATTCAGCATGGGATTCTGTTCTACAGGTCTACCAGCGTTTTAGTGATAATGCCAAAACTTTAAACCTCACAATGGATGACACAGCACGTTTAACTGAAACAGTTTCTAAAGCTGTAGCAATTAGTGGTGCAAGTGCAGAAGCTGCTGATGCAGCTTTAGTTCAATTCGGACAAGCGTTAGCAAGCGGCACATTACGTGGTGAAGAGCTTAATTCTGTAATGGAGCAAACACCAGCTTTAGCAAAAGCTATTGCTAAAGGTATGGGTATTACTGTAGGTGAATTACGTTCAGTAGCTGCTGAAGGAAAAATCACTTCACAGGAAATCGTTAAAGCACTTAAAAATGTCCAAGATGAAGTTGATGCTCTTTTTGCTAAAACTGATATAACAATCGGGCAGTCTCTCACACTCCTAAACAATGAAATTACTAAATTTGTAGGAGAGGCTGGTAAAGGAAGTGGAGCAGCACAGGCTTTATCAGGATCGATTCAGTTACTAGCAAATAATTTGAATTTAATTGCAGACAGTGCATTTGCCATAGGTATTGGCTTAATGACAAAAGCCGTTTTAACAAAAACGGTTGCTGTACAAGCGAGTATTGCTGCGTCAACCAAACAAGTGTTTGCCACAATTGCTGAACGTAATGCAAATATTGCAGCAGCAAAAGCTGAAGTGGAATCTGCGCTTGCCGAAGCACAAAGTACGCAGGTGACACTAACGAACATCAAAGCTACTCATGCTCAGATCATGGCAGAAATAGAACTCGAAAAAGTTCGTTTAAAAGCCCAAATCACTGAACAAGGTCGCACGGCTACCATCACACGAATGGCTCAGCTAGGACGATTACAAGCTCAAGTTGCGTTAGAGGTTGCTGCTGCGGAAACAGCACAGTCTGCAGCTTCATCTAGATTATCAGCAGCCTTAACAGCGCAATCTGTTGCTACTAGCCGTTTAGCTTTAGCAAAGTCAGCGCTTATGGCGATTTTTAGCCCAATGGGTTTAGCAATTGCAGCAACAGCCGCATCTTTCTATTTACTAAGCAGCAGTTCGGATGAAGTCAAAGAGTCTCTTGCAACACAATCTGACTCGGTTAGTGATTTAACAGATAAGTACATAAAGTTAAATACTGTGCAAGCATTAACAGAGGGTGTGCGGTTACGCAAAGAGATTGAGCAGCAAAATGATGCAATTGATGATGCTAGTGGAGCTATCAAACGTTTTGCTTATATCCAAAAGGAATTATTTAAATTATCTGGCAGTGATTATGAAGATTATCAAAATGCCATTAAGTCTATTGCTACAGGTGCAAGCGATGCAGGTGATCTCTTAAAAAAGATGATTTCATCTGGTCGTTTTAGTCAGAATCAAATTGATAAACTCATTGAGTTCTCTAGTGCAGTAGCAGAATCAAAAAATAAGATTGAGCAAGGTAATACTGCTCTAAAACTCTTAAATGCTACTTCTAGACAACATGTTGAGGTAACGGCCGAATCAATTAAGCAATTAACAATTCAAACAAACTTAACAAAAGTCGCTACTCAAAATTTCACTGACATGAAAACACAAATGCTTGATTCATTACGAGCACAAGTGGAATTCATTCGGTTAAATGGTGGTAGCGAAGAACAAGTTAAATCGTTGAATAAGGTAATTCAGGCATATTCTTTAAATCAAATTTCAGCAACTGATGCTGTGAGTAAGTTCAATAGTACAGCCAAAATTCCTGCTGAAAATATCAAGGGGTTACAGGATCATGCTACTAAAACGGATCAGTCTAAAATTGCGTTGAATCAGGCTAATGCAGAGCTAAAGAAACAGAATGACTTGCGTAATGAGTATCTAAAGCAACATCAAACTGTACTTGCTGCTCAACAAGGAGAAACAAATGAATTAAACAACCAAGTCGCTGCTCAAGAAAAGTTAAATAAGTTACGAGACAACGCCAACAAAGATATTCTGAAAAATGATTTTCTTATAAAAAACACTAAGGCATTTGGTGGTGGCGAAAAGGGTCTTGATAAGGCGCGTGCGGCATCAGAGTTTTATACCGACAATAAAATTCCGATGACTAGAAGTTTAACTAGTCAGGAAGCTGCAATTTTTGAGGCTTGGTATAAGAAGCAGAAGGAAGCCAAGGACTTACAAGAAAGTATTACCGAATCTAGCAGAAAGCAAACCAAGGAAAGTGAGAAAAAACTTAAAATCACACAAGCTGAATTGGAAGTAGCCAAGCGATCTGCTGCTTTAATTGAATCGAGTGGTTTAGGTAAATATGCTGAAAGCAAAGGGATACCATCAAGTGTAATTGCAGGCTTATTGGCTCAAGAATCTCAAGGTATTCGAGAAGCTAAGAGTCATACTGGTGCAATAGGATATTTTCAAACAACCAGTGGTTATCGTAAACAGAACAATATGTCTGTTGCTGATAGTTATGACTTGGAAAAGTCGGGCAAAATTGTAATTGATAATATCGCCAAGGTTTATGAAAAAACAGGTGACTTGGCTCAGGCAATACTTTCCCATAATGCAGGTGAGGGTGGAGCAAGACAGTTTACTAAAACTGGCAAGGTTAAAGGCAGTGCAGAGCGAAATAAGGAGGTTTCGCAGTATGTAGCTAAGGTTTCAAGGTATTCCGATATCATTGCTGGTGGTGTTGGCAAAGGCGGTTTATCCGATGGTGATAGCGATAGAGCCTATGGAAAGCAAATCAAGGCACGTTTAGAGTTAGTTAAGCAAGGTCTAAACCTTCAAGAGCAATATGAGGAGGAGCAAGCGAAGCGAACCAAGGCTCGTAACGAAGAAATTAACCTTGCGCAACAAACGGGTCAAACAGCCTTAATTCCTAAAATCAAAGAGCGATATAAAGCTCAAGATGAACTCGCCAAACTTCAGCAAGATTTTGAAGTGAATGGTTATAAGTGGACTGAGAAGCAAAAGCTTGAGTACACATATGAAACCAATTCTTTGCGATTAGTTGCTGAGGGTAAACTCTCTGAAGATCAAAGAAAGGTTGCTTTAGGTGGCCTGGAATTGCAAAAACAGCAAGAGTTAGGATTACTAAAACTTGCTCAAGAGCAACGTTTGTTTCAGGCTGAGCAATTCATGCTGGGAGAAATGGAGCGTATCAAAAAACGTTATGCTCTTGAGTATGATGAAATATCAAAAATCACTGATCTTGAAGAGCGTAGAAGGAAGATGAGTGCATTTCAGGCTGATTTTATTCGTAATGGTGTGGGGAATCCAACAATTGATCAGTATGATACCTCTAGTCAGTTTCTTAAATCGACAAACTACACCAAGCCCAAGCAAACCAATATGCAAGTATTGGATGAAGATTACGCTCAAACTTATCAAAAGTTGAAAGATAATCTTGCAGCTGTTTTGGAGTCTGAAAAAGCTAGTTATCAGGAACGATTGGAGGCGGAGCGCGTATTCAAAGAAGCAAGACAGCAAATGGATAATGAGTACCACCTGAAGGCGATTGATGCAAGAAAAGCAGATCACGACAGTCAATTGCAATTATACAGTCAGATGATTTCATCTGCTTCAAGCACATGGGGAGGTTTAACTCAAATTGTTAAGGATGCGCGTGGTGAAAATTCACGCTCTTTCAAGGCAATGTTTATAGCTCAACAATCCTTTGCTATTGCTTCTGCGATTATCTCTGCTCATTTGGCAGCTACACAAGTAGCTGCTGATGCAACGATCCCATTTTTTGGGGCAAAAATTGCGGCTTCAACCGCCATGCTTGCTATGGGATATGCAAATGCTGGTTTGATTGCTGGGCAAACAATAGCTGGATTCTCAGATGGTGGTTTTACCGGATCTGGTGGGAAATATCAGCCTGCTGGTATTGTCCATAAAGGCGAGATTGTATGGTCCCAAGAAGACATTAAAAGATGGGGGGGAGTTGGTTTAGTTGAGAAAATGCGTAAGAGTGCAAACCCTGAAGCTTTTCTCAATAACAATGCCTCGGCTGATAGTGTCATGCGCCGTGCAATGATGAGCTCTAATGCCTTTATAGAAAGCCAAAAGCAATCTGATATCTTTAATCAACCGGTTCAAGATACTCAGATTATTTATAAGGGTAATAGAAGCGTACCTATCACTTCTTCTTCGGCCAGTTCTGATCTATTCCACGATGGCAAGGTCTACTTCTCATCAAATGGTTTTGTTCAGGATCGATCAAATCTTGAGGATGTTCAAGATTTCACGATGGGTCAAGCTGCTCGACCTCAAGCTGAGATTATGCCTTCAATAGAGCCTGCTTCACCGACAATCAATTTCAAAATTGAAGTGATTAATCAGGTGAGTGGAGCAACAGTTGAAGCTGAACAATTAGACGAGCAAACAGTCCGGATCATTGTTAAAGATGAACTGGATAAGCAGCTTCCAAGAACGGTACCGAAGCTTGTAAGTGATCAAATTGGTAATCCAAACTCAACTATTAGTCGATCTTTGACTGAGAATACCACTGTAAGGCGTAACCGTTAACTATGTGAGGCCGCCGAACGGGGGGGCATTTCACTACCTATACGCTGTATTCGACTTGCTTTCTAACGATATGTACAAAGTGTTTCTGACTTTCGATACACTTTGTTTCATATATTTAAGATATTTAAACGTTTATCAAGACGACGTTATTTGGCGTGTAGTTTTTCTAAAGTAATAGAATTAGACAGATTATGAAAGTTTCTGGCTTGACTACTTATCGGAACTACGATATTGACTTCGGTAGTAATTTCAACGTAATATTCGCGCTAAGAGACCTTCTTATTAATTAGTAAGAAGGTGTTTTCGTCTCTGGAGTGTATAGCCTTGGGAAAATTAAATCTAGTGTTAACTATAAAGATTATAGTCTCCTCAAATATGTGTATTCATCCGTAATAATTGCATATATTTGTTCAATAGACTTGTATAACAAACCTTGATTAATTCTATATAAATCATATTAGGCATACCATGACTGAATTTAAATGGCAAATTGATAGTATCCGTACTGTATTATTCTTTAACGGAGAAATTAATTTTAAGAAAAAAGAATGGTCGAAAAATATAACTGGGCTTGAAATTTCTAATGAAATGACCCAATCGGAAGAAAATGGACGTTTGATTCAATATGTTGAAATTACTAATCTTGATAGTAATAAGCAATTTAATTTGGTTTATTTAAAAGATCAAAGCTTAATTGATTTACAATTAGTATTTGAAAGAGATGAAAATTTTTATACTTTCAATGAAATAATCAAAGAGGTAGATTTTTTTTACGAAAAAATTAGCGTATTTTTTGATCAGCTCAATGAAAAGATTATTCGTATTGGTAATGTTGTTGAGCTTAGTATACCTGTTGATAATGAAAAAATAGGTTGTGATTTGTTAAGAAGTAATGTTTCTTATTTAAATAACATGCAGGAGGATTTAGAAGAAATTAGTTATAGAACTAATAAATCATATTTTATTGACAATATTAAAATTAATCAGGTTGTTCAGTATTCTAATGGTCAGAAAATGTCATTGGTGATTGATCCTAATATAGGAATTCCCAAGGCTAAAGTGCAAAAAAATATTCTAATGAATATAGATGTTAATACAGATGCTTCTCATAGATCTGAATTAGATTTCTTAAAATTCATTCCATTATTACAAGATTCAGTAAAAAAATTAATAAGAAATGGAGGTACTTATGTTAGTTGATACCTATTCAAGCTCATTAAGTTTACCTTCTTTTTCGAGTAATACACTAAATTCTATAAATCGTAGTACAACTGTAGTTTCTAATTATAATGGAGTTGCTAATCGCGTAAATAAAAGCGTTGAAAATTTCATTGATCATACTGAATCAATGCGTGTTTTTTTTAAAAGCTTTCTAAATAATCAATCAGATTTTCTTGCGTTTTTTTTATGCTTATGTGTCATTGGTTCTTTTCAATCATATGATCTTAGACTTGATAGTAAAGATAATATTATTTCACCTGAGATATTTAAAGATTCTAAAAATAGTTTTTGGTGGGATAAAAAACATTATTTTGAAATATATAAATTAGAAGCAACTAATAGAGGAAGAGAGGCTTCTGCATATATGACAGTATTAATGCATCAAGCTGTACAAGTTGAAGACCTTAAGTTTTTAAATAATTTTTTTCAAGAGTTAAATAAAAGTAGTTTAACTTCATGGTCTCTCATAGCTTTATTACGCTCAACAAATGTTTATAAAAATCAAATTTCATTGTGGAAAGAAATGTATTTATATACTCAGAACGTTGTTATAAATGAGGGATTAAACCCAAAACGTGAGATGTATGGCTTAGATCGCGGTTTAAATATATAAATTTTAGTTGTGAGTAAGCTTTTATAATGAATGCAAAATTTCAACTCATTAAAGACATTAATTATAAACCCAAAGACTCACAACTTGGAGTCATAATTAAAAAGGTAACATCAGAACAAAATCATACTGGTTTTGTATTTATTGAAGATAATAAATTAGTACTAGCTCATTTTGGCTGGCATGAAACCTATTTTTTTCAAAGACGTAATGACTCTGACGGTTATGCTATGTACTGGTTTGATTTAGAAAAAATTCCAGAAAGAACTCTTGTACATATAATTAATGAACTTGAACAAATTTCTCATAATAAAGATTTGAATAATAATGAAGTTTTCTATTTTCCTGCTCCTTATGGAATCGTAAATTTTGGTGGATCTAGGATCTCAGGAGGTGATTTTCTAAGTACCCCTAATACGGTAGGTGATAGCCTTACATGTTCAGTTTTTGTTAATTGTATATTTGAACAATCCGGTTTTCCAATCCTAGATTTAGATACCTGGAAAACAACAGAGCAGGACATTGAATGGCAAACTAGTATTCTTGATAAATTAATTGGAAAATTGAGTCCAGAGTTTATGCGGATACAGCGTGAAAATGTAGGTAAAGTTCCGCGGTTACGTCCAGAACAAATGGTTGGAGCATGTTGTGTTTTTGATTATGAGCTAGTTGATTTTGATACAGCAGATAGTGCAGCAATAATTGTTTTAGAGCAATTAGAAGCGCTAGGTTGTTAATAAATAAATTTAATTTTAAGTGATGTTTTTGTATTTATATTCAAAAGTAATATCTATTAATTTCTAAAAATTAATCAAGTTAACTTTAATAAAAGAACCCGCGAAAGCGGGTTTTTTTATTACCTGAAGGAAAGTTATGTACAAGTTAAAGCTAAATCCTCAGACCAGCGGCTATGGCGTAACACCGGGTGATGATGTGAAACGTCAGCAGATGGACGGCGGTCGTGGTCGCTATTACATCGATGTAAAACGTAATAGCCACATTGTTGATGTGAACTGGAATTTAAGTAAAACCGATTTCAATAAAATGATGGCGTTCTGGCGGGTATACCAGAACAAGCCAGCCTCATTTTATGCGGATCTGGTGATTGATCAGGGAGCTCGTCAGCAATACCTGTGTAACTTCATTCCGAACTCGTTCAAGACCAATGAAGTGAATGGCAACCTTTACCGGGTAAATGCACAGCTCGAAGTTGTTCAAAACCAGCCTAACCTTACTGCCGATATCGCTTTGATTAAGGATTGGGAGGTCTAATGGATAACGAATATGCCAAATTCTTTTTCAATCGGAAAGTTGATGTCTATCAATTGGAGTGTATTGAGCTTTCTCATCCTTCTTTTATGAATACATACCGAATAGTCCGTAATGATGACCGAGGTGTTTATGTTCAACATAAGGAGGGATCCGGTCAGGTCTATTATGAATTTTTGCCAGCATCTATTCAAAGATCCGGAATGCTGGGTGATCTGGACCAGACATTAACAGTCTCTATATCTGGTTTAGGTGATGTAATGCCGGATGAGTTTGAACGGGTAATCGAAGGCCAATATCCCGATGTAAAGCCAACAGTAAATTACCGGATTTACAGTTCAGACAATCTGAATTCTCCAATGTTTTATTTACTCGGACTGCAACTCTCCAGTGTTGCAATGAACCATAAAGCTGTGACATTCAAGGCTGAATCACCAAGATTAAATACTGCGAAGACTGGAGATATCTTTTCGCTTGATCGTTTTAGTGGTTTGAAGGGGGCTATATGAAGAGTCACGATCATTTGCTCGATAAGCAATATGACGAGGAACACTACAACTGTGTTCACTTCGCGCATGAAGCTGCAATGGATCTATATGATATTGATCGAGGAGAGGCGCTTGAGTTTTTTATGAAGCCCGTCAAAGAGAAGGTATTTCTGCCATCAAGATTGAAGTTACTAAATCCATTGCCCATGCCCAAGGAAGGCTGCATAGTCGCCTTTCACTCTAGATACCGAAACAAGCCCCCACATGTGGGGCTTTTTCGTTTGGGGCGTATTTTGCATTTGCAGGAATCAGGCGTTTCATGGATGCCAATTCAAGTCGTTCAAGCATTTGGATTTAATCGTGTGAGTTTCTATGATTAAGATTATTTATAAACAAGACCCTTTATCCGAAGACAAAACAATTGAACATGCTGAAACTTTGGGTCAATGGCTTACTTCAAAATATGACCATATGCCTGAGCATGTCCGTATTTTTCATACCATAAGCAATATGGATCATGCGGAAATTTCATTTGCGAATGAAGTCACACCGAAGAATGCATATGAATTAAAGCAGCTCGATTTCTTGCCAGGCACTTTCATTGTAATTGAGAATCCCAAGGGTATAGACCCCATAACTCTAGCTTGGATAGCGGTTGCTTCTATAGTTATGGGTGTGGCTGTTGCATTATTAATGCCTGTGCCCTCAATTACCCAAACCAACCAGAATAACAATCAATCCTCGTCTGCAAATAACGAATTATCAAACCGTGAAAATAAAACTCGCGTAAATGGTCGTATCGCAGATATTTATGGTGCCGCTCACGATACCCCTGATCTGATTACTGTGCCTTACAAGGTATATGAAAACAATGTCGAAGTAGAGCATGTTGTTGGTTGTATTGGTCGTGGTCACTATAAAATTAACGGTGCATATGACGGTGAAACCAACATTGTTGATATTGCCGGCGCATCGGTAGAAGTCTTTCGACCGGGTGTCGATATTGTCTCGGGTGAGCCATATTTCTCGCTTGGTACCGAAATTACAACTCCACCCTTAACAGTTCAGCATCAAACTTCTGTTAATGGCCAAGTTTTACGTCCTGCTGATACACAATCTTTAGAAGGTACGAACTACCTTCATTTTGCATATCCAAACGAGATTCTTCGGGCAACGGCAAACAACACAGATTTAACCACTAAGTTTGTAAGTAATGACCGCGTAGAAATCACGAATGCCTCATTCACGTTTAACGGCCAGACTTATGATTTAAACGGCACTTACAGTGTTCTATCGGTAGCTGATGATCGAATGACGTTATCAAATCCGGCGGCCGTTAATGCTAACTGGTTAAAGCTTAAAGAGTTAAATAACCAGCAAACAGCAGCTTTATCACCAAAGATCAGTTCAATAGGTGAAAAGTGGATTGGTCCATTCATTCTGGACAATGTCGAACGAAGTCGGGTGCTATGTAACTTTGTGGCCACAAATGGACTTTACACAGTTTCTTCAGGTGGAAATCAGGGAGCTGTAAACGTCACGATTGAAGTAGAAGTAACGCCGGTAAATGAATCGGGTGCAGCCATTGGTAATCCAATGCTAAAGCAGATCATTCTAAAGGGTTCGGCAAAGTCACGTCAGACAGTTGGCGCAACGCTGGATATGGTGACATTTCAAGGTCGCTGTAGTGTCCGTGCACGTCGTTTAACACCAACACCGGCGGTTACAACGGTAGTAGATGAAGTAAAGTGGCAGGCGCTTTATGGTGCTTATCCTTTGCAAAGCACAGTGTATGAACATGAAACGGTTTTTCGTGCGCGCACTTATGCAACCACTGGAGCTTTATCTGTTAAGTCCCGCAAGATCAATTTTGATCTTCAGCGGATGTTACCGACTTTTAAAAACGGCGCAATGACGACAGAGCTATTTCCAACATCAAGCTTTGCTGATGCATTGGTTTCAATGGCACTGGATGACAAGATAGGCCGCCGTACGATCGACGAAATAGATCTGGAAAATATCTATCGGACTTATAACGATGTAGTTGATTATTTTGGTACACCACTTGCGGCTGAGTTCTGTACTACGATTGATGATACAAACCTGTCTTTTGAAGAGCTGGTCACCAATCTATGTGATGCAGTTTTTTGTACCGCTTATCGACAAAACAACAAGCTCAAGCTTTATTTTGAACGGCCAACTGATAACTCGGTAATGCTGTTTAACTTCAGGAATATCATTCCAGATAGTTACAAGCATGATCTAACCTTTGGCGTGATGGATGACTACGATGGACTGATCTATGAATACACGGATCCGACCGACGATAGTCGTATCAATATCTATTTGCCAGACAAAGGAGCAAAGAACCCGAAAGAAGTGAAATCCGTTGGGGTACGAAACAAGTGGCAAGCTCATTTTAATGCGTACCGGATCTGGAACAAGCTTCGGTTTCAACGTAAATCCATCACCTTTGATGCGGCGCCTGAGTCTGAATTGCTTGTGCTACGTGACCGTATTGCTGTAGCAGATTATCGCAATGGTATTCATCAAAGCGGGGAAGTGGTACAGCAAGAGGGTTTAATCCTCACCTTAAGCCATGATGTAGATTTCATTGCAGGCAAGAGCTATGTGATCTATCTGCAAATGGGGGATGGTACCGTGGACCTAATTCCTATTACACCGGGTTCAGCCAAGAACAAAGTTGTTTTAGGGCGTTTACCGAACGGGGCCTTAAAGCTTAGTCCCGATGACTTTGTGAATACTATCTACACGGTAGTTAATGACGATACCAAAGGCTCATTACCTTATCTGGTTGCAAAAAGAGAACCAGCTGACCAGTTCTCTAATACAATTACTGCAATTAATTACGATGAACGTTATTACCTCAATGACAAGGACTTCATTGATGTACCGGTAGATGATTCACCGATTTATATTCGATATGACCAGCTTGATATTAATCTGGCACGTTTGTATCAGATGCAAAGAGGTGATTTACCAACGACTGGCGAAATCAGTTTTGTAGTTGAAGCAGGTGCATTGGTTTCAAGTTCAAGTTCTTATCGACCGGAAACCAGATTTGTCTATAAATTCGACTACAACTCTAGTCCTCCAAAACGAGAGTATATCGTTCCAGCTGCATCAGAATTACCTGCTATTGATACTGGTGAGTTTCCACCTGATCTGGTTGTGAATCTGACGATTAAAGGTGCTGTAGTTGGACGTGGTGGAGATGGCGGGTTGCCACATTTGGCATTTGGTGCATGGTCTACCGATCCGGATTACAACTTTACAAAAACCCGTCGTGATGGTTTTCAGGGAGCACCCGGTTTATTGAACCGGCACAGCAAACTAAACCTGATTATTGATGGCGGCACTCTAGCTCGAGGTGGATCTGGTGGTGGAGCAACACCAAGCGGTATTTACACTGGGTTGTCTTATGGTGTTCAAGGTATTCCGGGTGGAGCTGGTGCACCATTTGGACGGGTCATGACAGGCCAGCCAATTTCAAGCGACTCACAAGATTGGCGCTGGTATTTTGGAAGTTACTTCAATGTCTTAAAAATTACTGATGCCGAAGCTTCGGTACCCGGAAAAGGCTACCGAACCCAAAATGACCGTTATGGATCCCCATTATCAGGTGATGGCGGAAACTGGGGCGAACGTGGTACCAAGTCTACTAATGATGGAACATGGAACTGGAAATACCATGGCACAACTGAAGGTCAGCCGGGGCCAGGTGGACCTGCAATTGTGGGAGTTGCACCACTGACAACTCAATTGATTAATGGAGGGAAAATCTTACAAACCCTTTAAACCTTATAAGAACTTTGAGCACCCAATTCGGGTGCTTTTTTATTACCTAAATTTTCTGGAGAAATTAATGGAACCAGTTTCCACTAGCGGTTTTACAGCACTTTTAAAATTATATGGGATTGCAATCATGGTGACTTTAGCAGTCGGTTTGGTTGCAGCAGTTGTATTAATGACTCGTATGCCACGCTCACCACAAGAGTGGGCAGTTGGTTTGATCTGTACGGTTGTATCAAGTTTGGCTGGCGGCTCATTCATTATTGTGAAGTGGGGACTTCATGAATGGGTTACTGATGTATGGGGGATGATTGCTCTAGGTGGGTTCTTCTTTGTTTGTGGTTTACCCGGTTGGGCTTTAGTCCGTTGGATTTTTAATTTTATAGATAAACAGGAAGGTAAAACGATCGTTGAAGTGATCAAAGAGTTTAAGAAAGCCAGAAAAGACATTGAAAACAGCTAATGCCGCCTTCGGGCGGTTTTTTACATCTGAAGGAAACCGAAATGAACATTGAACAATATCTGGACGAGTTAATTAAGCGTGAGGGCGGGTACGTAAACAACCCAGCAGATCGAGGCGGTGAAACAAAGTACGGTATTACTGAAGCAGTAGCACGTACTAACGGCTTTAAGGGCAACATGAAAGATTTACCGCTTGATGTGGCCAAAGCCATTTATAAAAAGCAGTATTGGACAGATCCGCGATTTGATCAAGTGAATGTAATTAGCTCGTTAGTTGCTGAAGAGCTTTTAGATACTGGGGTAAATTGCGGTACCGGATTTGCAAAACCACTCTTACAGCGTGCTTTAAATTTGCTGAATAACCAAGGTAAAGCAGGTTGGCCAGATTTAACAGTTGACGGAATTTATGGTCCAGCAACTCTTAATGCACTCAAAACTTATCTGGCCAAGCGTGGAAAAGACGGCGAAAAAGTCCTGGTGCGTGTTCTTAATATCATGCAAGGGCAACGTTACATTGAAATCTGTGAACGCAATCCTAGCCAGGAACAGTTTTTCTATGGTTGGATCGCCAATCGAGTTGTTATATGAAAGTCTTTCATTGCAGACGATCAAAGATAGCTTTAACAATTACATTGCTGTGCATTCTATTTTCAGGATGCACAGCTCATACGATCAATAGCAATGTCAATGTCTCAATTTGCGCTAGAGCATTATAAAAAAAAGCCCTGAATGATCAGGGCTATTTAATAAACTTCAATTCACATACTTCTACAAAGCTCGAGTAGTCTTATGTTTGTTATTGTATAGCTTGATAATCCTCTATCTTTCATCCTAGGGTTGTGCACATACTTCTATCCTTAAATTGTGTAATGAAATTTCTTCTGTTGTAGTTGAGAAGCTTTTCAATCTGTTAAAAGAATCCAAAAAGCATCAAATGAATAAAGAAACTACTTATTTAACTTGAATCATCATTTTCTGTTTACTAATAAATGAAAGTGCTTGGATGTATAGGGATTGTTTTTTTAATGTTATGTTATAATATAACCTTTTCTTAAAAAAGGGGGGGATT